CTTCAAACACCTTGCCGGGGTACCACTCTTGAGAAGGGGAAGCCACATCGGCGTAGCGCTTCTTTTTCCATCCCGGTACGTTTGCGATTAGGTTCCCGTCTCGGCGAGCGTTGTGGATTTGGGCTTGCTCCTCTTGGGACATTTCGAGGATTTGAGGAACGCTATCACCGTAGAAGGAATCGTTTTTCGGTAGGATGCGGAAGTCGGTAAACGCATCGAGGAAAAGATCCTTTTGGGGTTTGTAGTACATGCGAAGAATCGAGGCGGCACCTTCGATGAAAGGGTTGAATACCGCAACGAGGGGAAACAACTTTCCCGGCATCAGTTCGTATTCGAAATGCGCCTCGACGGCGCTATAGGGCTGACCGATGTCCTTCGTGAGAGCAATGCCGCTGTTGACGAGTTCTTTTTGCTGACTATTAGACGCACCCATCCCGTCAGGGTTGGCGAGGAGGATATCAACGTTTGTCGGGTTCCACAGTTTTATGTTCTTCCGATAAACAATGTCTTCTTTCGTGAACCGCAACCGTTGAAACCGAGCCTTGACGAATTCGAGCCGTTTCGCAGTAATGGGATAGGGAAAAAAGTCCTCAAACGCCACGAGGTCGATTTTGCAGTCTTTTTCAGACACACTATACTCAACCGCCTTACCATTGCCATCATCCCCCTTCATCGAATAACGGGTCGATTCGTTCCACCAATTCTTCGCGACGACCGTGCCTTCCTTAAGTGCGTTGTGGATGATAGCGTCAACCGAGGGGTACATGTTCATTCGGTTGAACGTCGTATACTGCATCCACGCAGCTAGGGAGTTCATCGAGTCTTGAGGAAGGTCCTCCATAAAAGACGTGGGACGCCAGAAGGGTCGAGTACCGTAGAGAATACCGATTAACCTCGCGGTAAGTATGTCCGTGTGCATCCGAATCAGTTGAGGCATGAAGTTTGAAGCCCCTGGGAAAGGGGTGGTTCTGACCTTCTGGGCGGGGATCGCGTTGTAGTTGTCTAGCCATCTCTGCCTCTTACCTTCGATCTGGTTGCTGCGTGAAGTGACCGTCTCGCGGAAGGTACGCACAAGAAACGACCCGATTTCTCGAAGCTTGTCAACCGGAACGTTTTGTACGTCGATGATTTGTATAGGCATTATACATACCCTCCGTATTGCTGATCGGTGTTTACGCGAGATGCTTTGTCAACAAACGCCGCGTCGTGTTCCTCACGAGCTTCTTGCACTTCTTCCTCGTCAGGAGGGCGAGTAGACATGTGAATCGCATACGCGAGAGCATCCAAGCCGTCTTTGAGTTTGAAGTGCGGGAAGTTAATAATCTGTTGGCGTAAGGCAAACATTCCTTCACCCAGGTATACCTTCCCTTCTTCGATAGTGGCTTGAGCGAAGTGGCGGATGCGTTCGTCTTTGTTCATTTGTCCGCCGGGAGGGCGTATACCGATGGGGATCAACTTACGGTGTTGTTTGTCGCACATGTTGCATTTCTTGTAAATGCGTCGCTCGGTGATAAACTCCTCAATCGTCTTTTGGGAACCAACTGCCTCATAGCCGCACTTGTAAAAGACGAACTGATCGTTCATCAAATGCCACGCTTCGATAGCGGCTCGGTAACCACAATTTTTGAGGAAGCACTTCAACACAAACTGCCTACCATCGCTTGCGGTTCCGAGCCCGATAATGGAGTTTTCGCAATCCGCCGATTTGCCTCCCGAACTTGGGTCGAAGAAACTGATGCGGATCAGTTGACCTAAGCTCAAGGGAGGCGTGCCGTCGTTTGGCACTATGCGGTTCATCTTTCCATCCGAGGAGGTCTCGATTTTATACGACTTTACGAGGTCGGCGGGAAAGTCTGCCCCTGCTGGAGTGGAAGGGGTGTTGAGGTACTGACAACTGAACTTGTAATCCTTTTGCTGTCTACGAGTATCCTCAAGCGTCTCGATTGTAAAACGCTCCGGGAAGGAGGGAGTGCCGTCCTCCAACACTGCGGAGTACACAAACCATTCGATCCCGTGGGGCATACCGTCCTCAGACCGGTAAAAGGGCAACTCCTCCATAAGCGCCCCGTAGACGTCTGCGTTGCCATGCTTCCACCTCGTACCTGCGTATAGGACTTCAACCGTTGAGGGGTCGTTCACCAATCCAGGCGAATAGTCGATCCAATCCTTCGCAGCTTTCATGTCCGCTTCGGACTTGGCTGCTTTCTCACCAATGACATCGTCGAAGATGAACCCATCCCCGTGATAGCCGGTGATTTTGGTTCCAATACCAACCGCACGGATGGATGGTTCATCGAACGACGCTGACCTGGGTAAAAGGATCGCATCATCTCTCCACGTGGTTTTGTTAATGTCAAGGGGAATGATTTCAGGAAACAGCCATTTGAGCATAACGTTGTTTTCGATATGCCATTTGATGTTGTGTACAGCCGACGTGACGCGTTCGTCCGCTTCACCAATCAAGAGCCACCGTTTATTGCGAGGGTCCTTTTTGATGTCGGTATAGTCGATGTCGGTACATCCACCTCCCACAAGCCTCCACAAAACGTAGCATTTCGTGATGATGGTTGACTTGAAATGCGCCCTAGGCCACAGGAAGCCACGACGTTGGTCGAGGATGGTGTTTTGTATCTCAAGGCATTTTGGCAAGTGAAAGGTCGGAGATAACTCCCTGAAGTTCATCACGACCTTCGAAAAGTAATACAACGACGAAAGGGCCCGACCTCGCAACTCATCCCGCAACTGATCCGCTTTACCCTCAGCGGCAGTTTGCATGATCGTGCTGTTGTCGAGGTTATTTGCCATCAGGAGTATCCTCGGCGACTATCGTGACGGGAGGCTTTACAGCAGGAGGCGGGGCCTGGCGATCCATCTCAAACGCAGCCGTTGCTGCTAACGCAAGCATGCCTGCGTCGAGCTTTACTTGGATTTCGGTTGTTTGAACTTTGTGTTGTTTGCTCGTTTCGGGATTACGATCAAGCACCGAATCACACGCCCTAACGACGATGCGTTCGTCCTCGCTTTCCATCATCTCGGCGATACGTTCCAACGCACGCCCTGAAAGTTCTGCAATTTGCTGTTGAGAGGTCAGTTTGTTGATAAACACTTCTTGATCGATCTTCGACCAAATTTCAGCGTTCTTTTCCTTGAGCGCCTCCATAAATCCGGGCTGAGCACATTCACGTCTCATTACATAATACGAAACGCCCAGTTGGGATGCGATATCTTTTACCTTAAACCCTTGACAAAAGAGGCGGAGTATCTCATCTCTCCTTGCGAGTCGAACCGCATCGGTCGGCCGAGTGTTCCACTTATGCTCAACCTGACTCGACCTCGGATTGTTCGGCCCAAAGAAGCCGGGATTCTCACGCAAACGAACAGCTTGCAAGTCGACGCTCCCGTAATCGATCTGCCCTCCGTCCGCCATACGCTTGTACGCCTCCTCGCACGTTGTAGTCTTCACGGATTGCTCCGTTGTTTCCACTTAGCGCCCTGTGGTGTAACCGGATTACTCCGGCCCCATCACTTCCTGCTCCGCGTTTGGACCAGTTGGCAAGCTTTTGAATCGTCA